TCTCTAAGACGAATATTATTAGTAAAGTTTTCGGTAGTGTAATATTCATAATAAAATGTAGTTTGTAATCTCATCGGTTGGTTTGGACCATTACTCGCAGTAAGATCATTAATCATGTATGGAAACGCTCTATACAATCGAGTTCTAGTAACTACATTATGAGTGTCGTAACTACTTTTTGCAAATTGTTTTGTTATTCTACTAGTGTTTGGTTCTAGTTTATCAATAATAATGTCATGTGCATAAAAATTATAATATTGAACTTGAGAATAACGAGTGCTGTCATCAAAACCAACTGTTTCAAGTCCAGCAATATAATCAGACCACAATCTAAAAAACTTTAAAGGTGTGTGGTCCATATCCATCAAGAATGCTGCATTAAATTCAGTAAAGTTTCTGGTGTGAGCATATCTTACATTAATACCAGGAACAGGTCCTTTAAAATCACCTGTTGCGATGCTGTAACCTGGAATGTTAACCTCATCTGCCAAGAAACTCAATTTCATTGCATTGCTAGGTGCTTCATCATTACTTCCATAAACTTGAGGATTTGAATTTCCATCAAATGAAAATCCTCTTGTTGCCATATAATCTAAAAGGGATTCAACTCCTTCTCCGACAGGACGAAACTCAAATGAAATATGATACTGATTCGAGGTTGCCAATCCATAGTCACCAACAATATTTTTTCTAATTCTGTCGATGTTCATCTAAATAGGACTAGGAACGTATATTTATATTTAGTATGGCATATAGTGGTAAGTATCGTCCCTCCCATCCCAAAAAATATAAGGGGGATCCGACAAATGTCATTTACAGGTCTTTATGGGAAAGAAAATTCATGGTTTGGTGTGATAACAATGAAAACGTCTTGGAGTGGGGGAGTGAAGAGATTATTATACCTTACATCTCTCCTATTGATAATAGGGTCCATCGTTACTTCCCAGATTTCTACGTCCGTGCCAGAACTAAAACTGGGGGGACGCAGAAGTTTATTATCGAGATCAAACCGCTTAAGCAGACAACGCCTCCCCAAAAACAACGCCGTCGTACAAAGAGGTATATAACTGAGGTCACTACATATGCTGTCAATGATGCTAAATGGAAGGCAGCAACTGAATACTGCAAGGACAGGAGATGGCAATTTAAAATCCTAACAGAAAAGGAATTAAGGATATGAGCGTAATCGGGAAAATCAAGGAAGAAAACGCAAGAACAATTGCTAAACAGCGTGAAATAGCATTTGAGTATCTTTTTGATAAAAATCAGGTAAAACCTGATGTGATGGTTGGTAAATTTTACTTATTTGAATATGATCCCAAAACAAAACAACAATTAGCACGCTGGGATAGATATCCATTGGTTTTAGTGACAAATATCTACCAAGATGGATTCATGGGAGCAAATTTCCACTATACTACTGAAAAGCAAAGAATGATCCTTGCTAAAAAGTTTCTAAATAATAACGTTAGGATACCCCTAAAGTTGCTACATAGATATATTGTCAATAGAGCAGACAATTTGTTTTTTGAAGTTCCAGAATCGGAACTTGTTGAATTTGCTGCATTGCCTATAGAGCAGTTTTATGATGCTAGAAATAGATTTGTTAGCAAGAAGAAAGTTCAACAAAGTAACCGCAGATAATGACAACCAGATTAGTATATCCACAAAAATCAGTTGAAAACACTGGATTATACCTGAATTTCAGAGCATATAATTATGGTGATGCACCACAAATTCCTGGTGCTTTAGCAGATATTCAAACTGTAATTTCTCGTGGATCAACAAATCTTACAGCAAAGAATTTTGGAGGTGCTATAGCTGGCGTATTTGGAACTGCTAAAGAGGGAAAAGACAATGAATATACTTTTGAAGGCGGTGGTGGTGCCATCACAGGTCGTGATGGGTCTAACACAGGTATAGCAAATATTTCTCTCTACTTACCACCAAAAGTTGAATATCAGTATGGTGCTTCATGGAACAAAGTTTCATTTGGTGCATTAGGTGCTATGTTTGGCACTAAAGATGCTGGAGAATTTGGCA